AAGGAATTCAGGGTCCAATTGGTAATACTGGACCTACTGGATTAACCGGCCCTACCGGATTAACTGGCCCAGCTGGAGCAACTGGACCTCAGGGAATTCAAGGGCCTAGGGGAGAAGCCGGTTCTTCAGGTACTTCAGGTAGAGACGGTTCACCTGGAGGAACTGGTCCTGCTGGTGCCCCAGGTCCTCAAGGAATTCAAGGACCTACTGGATTAACTGGACCTACCGGATTAACTGGTCCAGCCGGGCCTGCTGGACCTGCTGGAACTCCTGGAGGAACTGGACCTGCTGGAGCACCCGGACCTCCTGGTGCGGATGGAGGCGGCGGAGGCAGCGGAGGCGGCTATACTGGTGATATAATGGTTTTTGATGGTCGATCTATGATGCTGTTGCAATTTGTCAACGGATTACTTGTTAATGTTATACCAATGTAATACGTATTAAAAATAAAATAAAGTAAAATGGAAAATACTACAATATCGATAAACCCAATAACTATTCTTGGAAAAACTGGAGTAACATTAAGCATCTTCTCTGTACACTATAAATTGAATTCAACTTCGGTAAAAGTTATGTTTCAGATACTTGATTCAAGTGAGGTTGCAATTTGTAGCGGAGACAGGCTCTTAACAAGTATTTCAGATTGGGGAACAGACGACTCTGTGCTAATTGGAAAAGTTCTTACTTCATTAGGCTTAACTGCCGCGTAACAAAAAGGGAGAGTCTTTGACTCTCCCGTAACTTTATCTTAATGAATTTCCTCCTATCCAAATAACTAGGCTTCGCCTAATTCCTTTGGTTACTGGAGTTACTCTATGTAATAGGTAACTTGGGAATAAAATAGTTGCTCCCTTATTTCGGGGCAATTTATCAGGAGTTATTCCTTTAAGTATTTCAAAATCGCCGCCTTCGTATTCAGAAGGGTCGCTTAATTGTACAACAATACTAATTTTCCGGTGAGATGCTGAACCTGGTCCAAGATCTACATGGTAATCATAGTGACCACCACCTTCATAATATTCAGTGTACTGGATTGAGTCAATTATTGATATTAGGTCAAAATTCCAAAGTTCTCGATTTGCAATTATTGCAAATTCCATCAACTTATCATAAATCCATTTAGTCGATTCGTTATTCTCGCCTAACCATTTAATTTTGCTCTTTCTAATTTTATGGTTTTCTCCTTGATTTCCAAAAGTAACAGCTTGATGATATTCAAAAAGTTCTGATACTTTGCGAACTCTATCAATTTCTTCCGCTGAGAAGCCCTCGCTAAACCAGTACCAGTTCAATAATTCTACCTCTTTTTGAGGAAACATTAATCTTCGTTCCACGTATCTTTGTGTTTTTACTTTTATACTTAAATATTTTTTACGGTTTACCTAAACAAAATATAAAAATCGAGTATAAAATAGAAACAATTATCAAGTCAATGACTCTAATCAAAGCTCACACTTCAATAATAGGCGATACCGGATATAATTGCCATTCACGAAATTTCTTTAAAGCTCTAAATCAATTAACGCCAGTTTCAGTTAGAAATTGGACGATCGGCGATTCATGGAAAGGTTACAATGACGATGAGCCTCACAATGGGGAGTATTATATAGACTCTGAGTTAAAGACGATGTTATCTGAACAAACGTTAGGTACTCAAACAGGTCATGCGGAGTTTCCTCTATACTTGAAGTACCCAATTCAATCTACTGAGCCAACTGTTAATATTGTGCTAAATGACACAGGTCACCTGTACTTTAGCCAAGATTACTCAGGTCCATCAATTGCATACAATGTATGGGAAACAACTAGACAACCTGAAGACTTCTTTGCTCAACTTAAAAAGTTCGATCAAGTTTGGGTTCCTAGTGAATGGCAAAAACAGTGCACAATTGAGCAAGGAATCGCATCACATAAAGTAAAAGTTGTACCAGAGGGAGTAGACACTGAGATGTTTAAACCGACCTCACCGGATTCGGCTTTTCCAGAGAACAGGCCTTTCCGATTTGTCGTAGTGGGTCGCTGGGAATATCGTAAGTCAACCAAAGAAATTATCAGAGCTTTTACTGAAACCTTTTCACAAGATGAGAATGTTGAGCTTGTCATTAGCGTAGATAATCGATTTGCAACGGACGGCCTCTCTTCTACTGAGGAGAGATTAGCTAAGTTTGAGCTTTCTCATTCAGGAATTAAAGTACTACACCATCAGTCAAAAGAAGATTACGTAAAACTACTTAAGTCGGCTGACGTTTTTGTGTCATGTGCCAGAAGTGAAGGCTGGAATCTTCCATTAATTGAGGCAATGTCATGCGGAGTTCCATCAATGTACTCAAATTGGGGAGCACAACTGCAGTTTGCTCAAGGTAAGGGTATTCCAGTTTCAATTATTGGCGAAGTTCCAGCAGGTGTAGCAAATGAGGAGTCTTGGAATCAGAATACTCCAGGTAATTTCTGTGAGCCTAATTTCTCAGATCTTCAAATAAAACTTAGACTAGTTTACGACCAGTTTGAAAATTATAAAAAATCAGCATTAATGGAATCAGAACAAATTAGAAATGAATTTACTTGGCAGAATGCTGCCACGATCGCACAAGATCACATTCAGGAACTTATTAGCCCGCAGTCAATTGAATACTCAACTGACTTTGCATGGGTGACCTGTGGTAATCTAGCATACATGCCAATCATTGAGAAATTAGTTATATCGTTAGCTAAATTCTCAAATCGTAAAATTCTCGTATATGGAATAGACTGTGAAGTTCCGTTTAATCATCCAAACGTTATTAGCCGAACATTAAGTATTCCATATCATTCAGAACACGATAAATGGTATTGGAAACAGTATGCGTGTAAAGAAGCAGCTATTCAAGAAAGTTTCGAGAATTTAGTTTGGTTAGACGGAGATATTGTTGCAAATTATAATATTGACAATATCGTTAAGTACTTTAGCCAGATTACAAATTATCCAATTCCAGACGTTCACATACAGGACGATTTTATTGGCTTCTTTACCAGAAAAGACGGACTTCGTGGAAGACAATTATTTAACCAAAGTATCTGCGACCGAGATGGTGTCAAGAGGTTATTTACAAAGGCTCATATTTGCATGTACGTCTACAATAAAGAGTGTACCTGGTTCTTTGATGAGATTCTTAAAATGTACAAAGAAACACCGCTTGACCAATACGACGAATTACTACAATGGAACGATGAAGGTCTCGATAATTACTTGAGAAGTAAACACAATTTTACGACATTTTTGCCAATTTCAAACTTTGATGTCTCAGAATGGGACGGCGACTTATTGGGAACAACTGGCAAAGCAATGGAACACTTTATCTCGTTTTGGAGAGACTCTGGCCCAAAGAACTTTGGAAAAATATTCGGCTGGCAATTCGTACCTAAAGATAAATCAAATATTCTCTACTTTCATGGAAATAAAGATCTTGGATTCGCAACGGTTATGACAGACTATATCGAGACTCAGCGTGATAAAAACTTCCACGATACTGAATACTTCTTTGTTGGTAAAAATGAAATCAAAAATCTTGGCTCAATTAAAGATGTACCAGGAGGAACAATGGATATTGCTCATCAATACGGTTGGGATTACGCAATCTATCATGAGATCTATAATCTAAAAGATTACGAACATGGAGAAGTTAAGGTTAGACCCGGCGATGTTGTTGTGGATTTGGGCGGTAATCTTGGAATCTTTACCCGATATGCATATCACATGGGCGCAAGTAAAATTGTAACTTTCGAGCCTGATCGTCGATACTTTGAAATCTTAAAACAGAATGCTCCAGAAAATGCGGTCCTATTTAATGCAGCAATTGCTGATAACTTGGGAACCTTAACTCTTACTGAAAGTTCTCACCTAGGGGGATCTAACTTATGGCATCATAAAGATCCATTACAGACCCAATACGACGTAAACTTATATACCTTAGATTTCATTCTGGAGAATAAATTAATCGACCGAATTGACTTTTTAAAGGTAGATATTGAAGGCTCTGAAATTATTGCGCTAAATGGAATAAGCGATGAGAATTTATCAAAGATCAGAAATATCGCAGTAGAGTACCATCACGAACACTTAGGGTTTAATGAAGACCTTAGAAACAATTTCGTTAGTCGACTAAATAAACTAGGTTTTAATTCTTACATGCTAATGTGCGGCTACAATAATGCACTACAATTAATCTACTTTTGGAAATAACCCATACTCTTATATGAGATCACTAAATACTATTGCCAAGTCTAAAGGCACAGACAAATCTTCAGAAATTCACAATTACTGTGAAAAGTACGAAAAATGGTTACCGTTCAATCGATTAGAACCTTTAACCATTCTTGAAATCGGAGTTCTTCACGGAGAATCTCTTTCGACTTGGAGAGAATACTATCCAAATGCAACAATTATAGGAATTGATATTGAACCTTCATGTAAACAATACGAAGACTCTAGTAAAAATGTTTTTGTTGAAATAGGTTCACAAGACGATCCTCAGTTCTTAAATTGGGTCGCTAAAAAATGGGGACCATTTGATATGGTACTTGATGACGGTTCACATATCAATCGACATGTAATTATCTCATTTAATAATCTAATTGACTACGTAAAACCTGAAGGAGTCTACGTTATTGAAGATACTTCAACTTCGTATTGGGAAGATTGGGAAGGCGGCTTTATGCATCCAGGTTCGTCAATTGAATTCTGCAAAAAGCTAGTAGACGATGTTAACTTTAACGGTCAAATGCAGGAAGAATTTTGGAACGTTCATGCACGAAGAGAAGACTTCCTAACTAAACAAACAAAAGAAAAAGGTTTGGAAATCAGAACAGATATTGAATCTGTAAATTTCCTAAACGGTATAACTATTATAACAAAAAGATAATTAACAAATGGCACATCCTCAACAGCAAGAATTTTGTAAAAAAATGAGTGAAGTATTTCCGCAGTATTTCACTGGAAAAAAGGTCCTAGATATCGGATCTCTTGATATTAATGGAAATAACCGATTCTTCTTAACCGATTGTAACTATATTGGATTAGATGTAGGTGAAGGTCCAAACGTAGACGTTATTCAAGTCGCTCATCTATACGATGCACCAAACGAACAGTTTGATCTTATTATTTCAACTGAAGTATTTGAACACGACATGTTCTATGAGAAATCGCTACAGAATATTATCCGAATGCTAAAACCTGGAGGAGCATTCATTTTTACATGTGCTTCAACTGGTAGACCTGAACACGGAACTCGCAGATCAGACGGCAGTTCAGCCGCTCCACTGCTTGCGAATATTTCAGAAGAATGGTCTGACTATTATAAGAATTTAACTGAAGCGGCCATTCGTGAAGTTAAAGGTTTTGAGCAAGCATTTCCAGACGGAGTCTTTGAATATACAGCTCATCCTGGAGATCTCTATTTCTTTGGAGTAAAGGGCGGAATTAAGAATGACCAACTCTATAATAAGCCTACTCCAGAATCCATTATTATTTCCGAAGAATATAAGGATGACATTTTTGTTTTAGACACGTGGCCTAATACTCCAGAAAAAGAGCAGGACCTAATTGAGTGTATTTCAAAACTTAGAGAATTTGCAGGTATCCCAATCCTATTAGTATCTCACTATGCAATAAAGCCTGAAATTCAAAAATTGGTTGATTACTATATCTTTGATAAAGAAAATCCACTACTTTTAAATTCAGAATTTGAAGATCATTCAGTATCAAGCGGTAGATGGACCAGATTTGCAGATTATCAAGTTGACAATGCAATGCCGTACCATCATGATTATGCAATATGGACATCAATGACGATTGCTTTTAATTTCTGTAAATTCCTAGGAAAGAAAATGATTCACTTCATGGAATACGATAACCTAATCGATACATTCCAATACAGACAAGCCTTCTTGGAAAAATCAAAATTGCATGATGCTATTATCTATGAATATCACGAAGGTTCAAGTGTAGACACTCAATTGTCGCCTTTCATGGCAACTTTCATCTTTTCGATAAAGACGGATATCGCCGTTAAGATGATGGATCAAATAAAAACAAAACGCGAATACTTTACAAATAAGCCAAAGGGCTGGCAGTTAGAGAGAGTATTTCTTGAATACTTAAGAAAATTTACAACTAACATAGGTCACACCGAGTATATTGCGAACTCAAACGAATTAAATACTCAAGCTGTTTGGAATAGAGACGGTATCTTAAGAGATGATGGTAAATTCCAAATCTATCCAGCTGCGAGTGATAATGGAAATTTATACCTACACCTAATTTCAGGATTTCACGAAGAAAAAGCAGATAGCGACTATTTACTGGAAGTTAGATACGGTAAATTTGTAAAATTCGTAACCTTACAGAAAGACGGTTACTCATTAGTTGATCTAGGTAAATACCAAAAGGGATTAACGGCAACCGTTAATTATTTAGGAAAGAGCGTTTATTCTGAGTTTTTACAAAACGACCTATCTGAATTTATCGTAATGAATCGATTAACCCTTTTCTCAGACGCAGAGAGTCCAACTGTTTATTATAATTTTATGGATGGAGCCTATGTTGAAATCGAAACATCATCAAGTTTTAAGTACCCAGTTAAATTCATAAATAATGTAACTGGTTCAGAAGAATTTTTAACTACTCTAGGTAATAAAACTTGGGCAAAAACCTACTCTAAATACTTTAAAGATTGGAAAATTCAAATACTTGATCAGAACAGCGAAGTCATTGAAGAAATTAATTATAATATTGCTGGAAAGAAGGTTTATATTTCACTTGACTCTAAGGCGCTAGGTGATAATTTAGCATGGTTCCCTTACGTTGAAGAATTCAGAAAGAAACATAATTGTAAAGTTGTTTGCTCTACTTTTTGGAATAACTTATTTGCTGAGCAATATCCGGAAATCGAATTAGTTGCACCCGGTTCCAGTATAACAGGCCTTTATGCAATGTATAAAATCGGATGGTACAATAATAACGAAGTGTTCGATTCAGCAATGAATCCTAGAGATTTTAAGTTGGGTCCATTACAGAGAACTGCTGCTGATATTTTAGGATTAGACTACACTGAAATCAAGCCTTTAATTAAAACATACGACCGATCTACTGTCACTAAAAAAGTAGGTTTAGGAATTCACGGAACTGCTCAAGCCAAATATTGGAACAATCCAAATGGCTGGCAGGAGGTTACTGACTGGTTATTACAAAATGGATATGAACCAGTCATTATGTCAAGAGAACACGATGGATATATGGGAAATAGCCATCCAATCGGAGCCGCTAAGTTACCGGAAGGTTCAATCGAGGAGGCTGTTAAAAACATATCTGAGTGTCAAGCATTCATTGGAATAAGCAGCGGCTTAACTTGGTTAGCGTGGGCAGCAAACGTCCCAACCATTCAAGTATCTGGATTTACTGAACCCTACAACGAACCTGATAATGGAATTGTTAAATTAGCTGCCCCGGCTGGTGCATGCTCAGGCTGTGCCAATCGTTTGAGACTTGATGCCGGAGACTGGAATTGGTGCCCTGATCATAAAGGAACTAGTCGCCAATTTGAGTGTTCTAAATTGATAACTAGCGAACAAGTAATCGCTGAACTTAAGAAAATTCTCGTATAGATAATTCTATATGATACTTAATTCTAGACAGAACAGCTTTTTTATAAACTTTCCAGCAGATTTCTTTAATTCTGCTGTACAGGAGAAGTACAGTAAATATTACAGAAATCTGCTGCTACCTTACAAGTCTCTTCCGGACTTTATGGCATCCACTGTGCAAAGTGTAAACTTTCCAGGATTTAGTTCAGTTCTTCCTACTCAAACTAGGACACTTGGAAAAACTCAAGAATTACAGAGCTCAAAACCAATAGCTGATCAATTTACTAGAGAGTTAAAGGTGACGTTTAAGTTAACAGACGCGTATTTGAATTACTTTATCTTTTTAGATAATGCTCTTAACTACTTGGACCCAGCCAATGTTTCTACTGAAAATACTGGAAGAAATTCATTAGGCCAAGCACTATCCGTGCCAGCAATGTCAAATGGAAATCACCCGTTCTTTCAGCCAATCAGGCTGACTCTTCTAAACAATGAAGGTTATGCAGTTTCTTCGATTATTTTCAATCGACCAATGCTAACGTCATTAAGTGAAATGAATTTATCTTATTCATCAATCACTCCACAATTCACAACGTTTACTGCAACGTTTAAGTATTACAATTTCGATTTAGAATTAGACTTTGATTAACTATTCTGATCAGTCCAACCGCTACCAACCGTTAAGTCTCCACCGTCAATTTTACGGTTTACGTTAATTCGCTCCATTACATTTGAGCTCTTACGTTTAGAGGTCTTTTCGAAGCTCGGTAAATAGGTCTCAACGTCAACTGAAAGAGTAATATTAATTTTGTTACTATCGGTTAAGCTGAATTTGTACTGTTTATCAATTGTTTCTGATGCAGGGAATTGCAGTTGAGCTGGAATCCTAACTCCATTGTATTGAAAGTAAACCACCCGGTTTGAGTAGTTAATTGTCAACATATTTTCAGCGATTTTAAATGCTTTATTTAAGTTATCACATATAATCTTTACATCGAACTTAACCGCTAATGGAATAGAGAAGAGTTGAGCAGAGTATCCAGTTAAGATATTTTGATCGTTTGATCCACGTTCAGTTTCAGTAAAACTACCTCTAACAAATTTGTTAGTCATGTCAGATGATTTTACCTGGAAACTAGAAAGAGTAACGATTCCTCTAGGGATAATGTCATAGGTTCCTTCAGCTACCGGAATTCGGCAGTTATCCGGAAGTCCAATATAGAAATCCTTTAGGAATCCCTCGTCAGTTCCGTAATTATAAACGAATGGAACCTTGAAAGTGTCCTTGTGATCTTCACGGGATAAGCTCATTTCCATTTCACCATTAAGCAGATCAAGCAGAGCAATGGTTAAATTTCTTAAGAAAATGTCATCAGTATTAAGTGTCTTCATACAGTTATTTATTTAGAGTATGATTACGGTATCATTATTGAACTATCTGTCCAAGCCGAGGTTGCCAAGATAGGTACGATTTGCGAAAACGTGTACTCCTGTGATCGGCTAGTTAATGCCGTAACTGATGAAGGCATCGGCAAGTCGTATTTTACAAAAGTCAAAGTCCCGTTAACTGACTTTCGAACGGTGTCCGCTGAAGTTTCAAATACTTGATCAAAATCAATTGTTGATAGTTCGCTAACATTAAAGATAACAAATCTTCGGTCTTCGTATTGTTCTGCCATTATTGTTTTATTTTATTTTTTTATTTTTAGTTGTGTATTAAAGTCCAAATCTAGCCTTTGTTGTGTTATAGTTTTGAGTTATTTCATTTTGAGTTAATGCTCTATTATAAACTTTAAATATAGCACATTCCATTGGCATTTGAAATGATGTTTCAGTAGCCCTCCATATTGCGATTCTACCGTTACCACTATTAAAGTTTCTAACACTAGCATTTTCAGAAGATAATTGTTGCGATAGTGTTTGAGAAGCCCCGTTAATATAAATTTTATTGTTGGTGTATGCAACATCACTTCGCATTTCAAAAGTATAATGTTTCCAATTATTAACTAAGCCTAATGCCGAAACTGCGGATGCTGATATACCATAAACATCGCTTGCTGCCGTATTGAATCCTAAAGTACCGCTACCGCACCAAACATCATAACGGTCCCAACCGAAGAACATTCTACCGCTGTATGCCGCTCCGATTTTACACCACATCTCTACGGTAGTCGTAGTCCCTAAGCCTGGTGCAATAAAATCAGCATAGTCATTTGTCCCATCAAAAACAATTGTACCGCTATTTGCGGAACTAAACGTAGGGCCGTTTGTCAATATTCCATTTGAATTATTTCCACTTACATCATACCAAGTAGTTCCGGTGGTTGGGTATGACGGTAAAAAACCAGCGTCTAAATTCAAAACTAACCCACTAGTAACTATTCCCTCATAGTTCGACTTAACCACGATTTTATCTGTTTGCCCAGCAAAATAGGCTAGGCATTGAGCAACTGTCGTATAACTAGCTCCAGCAATTTGGTTAGTACGTTCAATTAATTTAGCATCATTCTCTGGGCAGTAAATACTTGGTCCCTGTGATGCTTTATTCAAGTAGATCGTATAACCTCCAGTCGGTGGATCGATACCATTAAAAAAGGTCGACCCGTAATCGGCTGTATTATTGCCGATCAGCATATTGCCTTTTCTGAGGCAACCTACTGGTGTCGCACCTACTGAATATTTTATTAGATTTGGCATTTATTATAAATGATTATTTGTCTTTAGTACCACAAATCGAACACAAACCTTGATTATCCAATGGCCCGTTTGTTTCACATTCTGCACAATTTCCATATACTTGTTCCATCTTTATTACATTCTATTTTTTACTGCTGCATAATTAAGAGAGACCTCGTCTTGAGATATGGTTCTTTCGTATATTCTGCATACTTGAATTTCCATTAAATCGGCTGAGTAATAGTCAAAAAATCTGATAATCGAGTCTCCTGCGGTTTTAGGATTTGAGGCGCCGACTGTGTTTGTTAAAACGCCATTTATGTAAGTTTTAACGGTGCCTCCTTCTTTTGTTACAACGATATGATAATAAGTATTTAGGTCAAACTCATCATTAGCTGAGTTCTTTCCAAAATTAGGACCGTTGAATCCTGGAGCGTATTGCCAGTGTATTAGTCTAGCTGACGGAAATCTCCAAACGCCCGGTGATCGATCTGAGCCTGCGCTGAAATAACCGAAAAATTGTTCCCAACTGCCAGTGTATCCGTTTGGATAGGTCGCTGAGCCTTTAAACATTAGCAGAAGTTCTACCGAATGATAGTCATTGTTTAGAATTGGGGAAGATGCAACATCAGCGTCATTTCCATTACTCCATAAGGAATAGTAGTTATTTTTACTCTTTTGTATATTGCAATTAGTAACAGAGTACTCACTTTGAGTCATATCGTACCAAGTAGAACCGGTTCCGGGATAAGAAACAATATTTGCACCATCTACGGATAAGACTAATCCGTCTAGCGCAATATTTCCACCGTAATAGTTTTGAAATACTTCAGTTTCCTCTAGTTGCCTATCGTATATTGAGTAGTTAGCCCCGTATCCCATTAAGCTTCTATATACGTCATCATATCGCCTAGAAATTAATACAGAATTATTGTTCGTGAAATCACCGACTCCTCCATCAAAGTTTTCATATTGAGAGTGGTTGAGATAGAGAAGTTTCCTACCATTTTCATATATAGCGGTGAAGAAATACCAGCGGTCTATTGTTAACGGATCACTATATAGGAAATGAACGTTATTTGGATTACTATTTCCATTAGTTTCAAAGTAAATTCGATTATCGTTACTTAACCAAACATCCCAACTATTAGAGTACCAATGGCCCTTTCCTATAATACCAGCAGCAGCGCTTGCTCTAGATTTATGATCTCTAATGTTTATAAATCCACAAACTGAAAATTGACTGTCTCTAGTAAATTGAAAAGTTTTATTTGTATCAACATAGTCATCGATCCCATCAAATTCAAAATACCCATTCGAATTCCATATTGGGCCATTATAAATTACTCCATTTGAACTATTTCCGCTTATGTCATACCAAGTAGTTCCAGTTTTAGGATATGACGCTGTAAAACTTGAGTCTAACTTTAAAAGTAAACCAGAGGTCGCAATATCAGGATACGCTAAATCGACTATTATCTTATCCGATTGCGAGGCTAAATAGCTAAAGCACTGACTTGTTGTTGTGTAATTTGCTCCAGCGATTTGATTAGTTAATCTAATCAGTTCAGCATCAGTTCGAGGGCAGTGTATGCTTGGACCAGAAGTTGCCTTATTAACGTAAATCGTGTATCCGCCAGCCGGTGGATTAACTCCCGAATAAAAGGACGTCCCGTAATCTTGCTGCCCGACCGCGAGTAACATATTGCCCTTTCTAAGGCAACCTGCTGGGGTTGAGCCAGTAGAATACTTTACTCCATTTGCCATTTATTGTAAAACTGAATTTCTAATTATTTATCAGACATTATTCAATTCTACCATTACCAAAAAAGCCAATCCCTAGAGACTGGCTTTTACGAAGTGGTGGAGATGGAGGGATTCGAACCCTCGTCCAAAAAACCTCTAATTAGACCTTCGTTTACACGCTTAGTCCCATTTTCTAACTGGACCAAATATCTTATTCTTTAACGACTTAAAGCTAAAGTCGGTAACGGTTCGACTTGGCCGTTACGCCATGCTGGTTTTGCAACTTTGGGTTAGTCAAGCAGTTGCCGCTTGGTCACTTATGCAGCTAAAAGCTCTTCAGTAACAGGAGCGTTAACGCTTTCGTTAACTAGACTCCAGAAATTAGTGTTGCCACTTATAGTTTTAATACATTTTAACGAGTCTTAGCATCTTCCTCGGCGTGCAGGTGTAACCGATAATTCCTGTCAAATCCGGTCATCCCCATAATAATGTTATTATACTCCTTTATTTATCAAAAGGCTTCCCTTCATAAACGTTTTACTCAACTGATAAATAACCTAAAAGAAGTCACACTTTAAATGGCAGGTCTTACTAATCAAAATACAAACCTCAGGCTGTTCACCAGTCTTCGCATACGAGTTCGCGATATTCTTAGTGAGAGTATCCAGTTCTTACAAACTACTTTTAAACAGAGTCGCTCAGTATTCACCGCGGCTTCTCCATTCGGTCAGTTATTGATCGTAGTTGAGAACTTGAGTCAACTTATCTTTTATTACATTGAAGATTCAATCACAGAGCTAAATATCAATGAGGCAAGTAGAGTTTCATCAATCTATTCACTAGCTACCCTAGCTGGACACAATCCAAGCAGAGCAGTCGGTGCAACTGGTCAAATTAGAGTAATCAGAAAAACTGGAATAAAGCCTACTGCCTCAAAGGTCGTAATCAATAATTTATTTAGAATCACCTGTGCAAATAACGGCTTAACTTACGCAATTGAGTTAACGCAAGAAGAGGTTAGACTTGCCTTGACTGGAACAGAAACTCCTGCTATTTTTAGTATTAGACAAGGTCAAATCGAATCACAAACATTTACGGCAAAGGGAATTCCTTTTGAGAGTTATCAAATGGGAGCTCCTAACAATTTTTACCTAGATAATTTCATGGTAAACGTTTATATAAATGGTGAAAAATGGCAAAAATACGAGTCTCTTTTGGATATGCCAAGAGGCGGAAAATGCTTTCTTGCTAAAACCGGTATTACAAATGGATTAGACATCTATTTTGGAAACGGCTCATTTGGAAAGATTCCTAATACTGGATCAACTATCGTCGTTGAATACTTAAATACGGACGGCGCTTTCGGAAACGTAAAAGTAGACGACCCAAGACAAGTACAATTTACTTTTACTGATACTGGATTCTCTCCAATTGGGGAAGAAATCTTAATGAATGACTATTTTTCAATCGTAACAGTAAGTCCTCCAAATTTTGGAGTTGACCCGGAGGATCCTAACTTAACTAGACTAATTGCGCCAAAAGCCTCAAAGAATTTTGCCCTAGTAAATATTGATAACTATGAAGTTCTTTTGCAGAAGATGCAAATGTTCTCAACCATAAAAGTATTCCTTGATCAGGACGCAAACGGTAATATTCTAGATTCCAGAATGATTAACTTATTCCTAGTGCCAGACGTATCTCAAATGTTTAATAATGGAACTGACTACTTTAACTTACCGTTAAGTAACTTTAAGTTAACAACATTCCAGAAAAATGAGTTAATGAAGTACATTGAAAAATCAGGTACAAAAATGATTTCGTCTGATCTAAAAATACTTGATCCTAAGATAAGTAGGTACGCACTAAACGTAAGTATCATTATGTTTGACGATGTTTCTACTGACATTGTTAAGTCTGATATAGCGGACGCCATCGGTAACTACTTTATTAAATTAAAAAGACATGACCGTGTACCAAAGAGTGATCTTATTTCAGTAATTGAAGCAATTAATGGAGTTGACTCAGTTAACGTTAATGTCGTAAGTGAACTTAACGAGCTTGATAAAATAACCAACCCGTCTTCTACTTCGATTATTGGACTTGACGACTTTAACGATATTGTTATTGGGCTAGACGAATTCCCAGTATTACGAGGAGGTTGGAAAGACAGCCAAGGAAACTCATACGCTGAAGGCCTTTCCGATACTGGATTAGGTGCATTAAATATTCAAATTAAAGCACAAGTAGTTCGTAAAAATACTGGCATACTATGATAAGAAACTCTCTATACCAAACAGTGTATAATAGAAAAGACCAACGTCTTCATCTAGGTTACAAATACAAAGATGCCCTAATGAAGCGAGTCCTTTCGAATCAAATGTTTGGAGCAAATCCAGTCTTAGATGAGTTCATTGCCTATTTAGAAGCTTATATGTATGAGCATATTGAGGCAGTTAAGCAAATCAAGATCTTCGCTAATCCAGCGCTAGATAAGAATGAAAATCGACTAAACTAATGTATGGCTGGACCAGTATTCTCCAAAGAAAAGAAGGCTCAAATCAAGGGAGAGCTTGAGTCTCTATTGAGCACCTATTCAGGTGGACCAAATCACGATGAAGATAATATAGACGATCAGCTTGCGGAAATCGCAGCAGCTCCTCCATTAGACTTTATTGAAATGAATTCTGAATTTGAAAAGCAGGCAAAGAATATCACAAATTCAATGCTTAAGTTCTACGTCGATCTTGGCGTACTTGAGAAACATGAATACGTAAAGCAGAAACAGATCCTAGACAATTCAAGTATTCAAAATATCTTCTTTCAGTTAAAAACTATCAGAATGGCAATTGAAAAAATTGCTGAAGAAATTAATCAAGGAAACACTCACCCTAGACTGTTTGAGGTGTTTGGGCAATTACAGGACAAGTTAACCTCAGTTGTAAAAACTCAAGCAAATTACATGCTATTCCTAGAGGATACGTATAAGAAAGTAAATCAAGATGTTGAACAGAGAGAATCCGGCGGTGGAACTACCAGTCGAGCCCTTCCTACCAGCACATCTGACTATTACATAACCGCAGGTACAAAAAATTTAATTAAAGAAATTGACGCAATTGAGATAGAAGATGACGATTCAGATTCTCGACACCTAACTCATCCATCGAAAAAAACAGAAGTCATGCTGGAAAGAGGATTATCTAACGTAATCATCGAGGAAGAAGATGGTGAAGACTTTTCTGGAGACGTCAATTCGTTAATATGAAAGATTTTATAGCAAACAGCGGCGGTAGAACCCAAATGAAATTGTCCAATCTCGATCAAGAGAATAGCGCAATTTGGACAACCGTTAAGATACAACAATTACTCGATGATTTTGAAAATGGGGTAATTGATATTAAGACAATCCGAAACTCTCCTTTTAAGGACAATGATCCAGTTTGGAAAAAAGCTAATATTGTTTTTGAATACACACCCGAAGAGCTTGAGGAATTAAAGAAGTGTAAAGCTGATCCAGTTTATTTCGCTTCCAAATACGCCCAAGTAATGACGGAAGACGGAATTCAACAAATTACACTAAGGGATTATCAGGAAGAGATTATTAAATCATTTAAGAATAATCGCTTTAACTGCCTAATGGCAAGTCGCCAGATCGGTAAGACTGTAATGTCGGGTGTATTTATTGCATGGTACCTAATTTTTCATACTGATAAAAACGTATTAGCTGTAGCGAATATTGCATCAACTACTAAAGAGGTATTAGATAAAATTAAATCGGTACTTGAAAACTTACCGTTCTTTCTAAAACCTGGATGTATTTCAAATAACGTAATGTCACTTAAGTTCGACAACGGCTGTCGTTTGATCGGTAGAACAACTACGAAAAATACAGGTATTGGTTTTACAATTCACGTACTGTACATTGATGAGTTCGCCCATATTAATCCATCTTACTTGGACTTCTTCTATCGAGCAATCTATCCGACGATCTCAGCCTCCTCAAATTCCAAGATTATTATAACATCCACTCCGAATGGAATGAACCGTTTCTACGAAATCTACATGGATGCACTGAATGGGGATAATACTTACGTTCCGCTACGAGTTGACTGGTGGCAAGTTCCAGGCAGAGACGACGCATGGAAGCAGATGACTATTGCCAACCTAGGATCAGAAGAAGATTTTAATCAGGAATACGGGCTGCAATTCTTCTCTTCGGATAAACTATTACTGCCTTCCAAGGATCTTAGAAAGATATTTACGTTCAGGACGACATACGTCACCCCAGAATGGGCGCAAGCTCCAGACAATATGAATCTATTAGATGGCTTCTCAGTTCATCCTAACTTTAGCAAGTTAACCCCTGATGATATCCGCAATGACGGTAATATGTACATATTCTCAGTCGATACCGCGTCTGGCGTAGGTCGTGATTACTCAGTTATTAATATTTTTAAATTGACTGCTCTACCGTATCGAATGCTTGACCAAGTTAAGGACTTTATTAAAAATGAAGGCGACTTTTTTGGACTGGTTCAAGTAGCCTCGTTCAGATCAAATAAAAAGGATATTAATGAATTCACTAATGTTCTGGAATACTTAACGTACTCCTTGTTTAATCCTGAAAAAGTCAGACTCTTAATTGAGTTAGACCATAAAGGGGATTATGTAATGGACAAAATACAGCAGAACGAACTTTTTTGGCCCGGCCAATTAATACATTCAAAACATACAATCTCTTCAACTAACTGGAAACCCGGTTTAAAGATGACTGAGACGAATAAATCAAAATATTGCGAACGTTTCAAGTACCTAGCCGCAGTTAATAAAATTCTTCCTAACGAATTTAAAACAGTTCATGAACTTGGTGCATTTGGAAAATCTTCAAATGGAACATATAGAAGCCAAAACGGCAATGACGACTTGGCAATGACATGCGTTTCAACTGCAGCATTCTTTGAATCTCCGAATTTCTGGGAACTCGTTAATGAAGAACTTGACAGATTACCTAAAGACTACTTGGAAAAAGTGTACGCCGATTTTCTTGGAGAAACCTATATTAGTTCCTCAAACGGATATGATTATGGGGCTCTTAGAGAATTAAATGCAACTCCAGCAATAAAAAAACCTGGAGCAACTAAACGGTTTGATGAAAATACGGTTGACCAATACCGTAATTTACTCTCTCAGTTTTACGGAAATAACAATAATGGCGGATGAGATACGACATGCTAATCAACTTCGATTACGAAGGAAACAAGAAACAAATATTCGATATAGTAGTTTCTCATATTCAAGAAGCTCACGAAAGTAAACTACCTAAAATCTTTATTCGAGAGTTAACTATCATCGACGAAAAGGTCGATGTAATTGCCCAAGAAAAAGATTGGCCAGACTGCTTAACTAAAGCACTAAATTTTTACAAACAGATTGAAGACTACGAGTCTTGCTCAAAGTGTCAAACTCTATTGGCCAAGATTCAGTCTCCAAATAAAAAAACAAAATCAAATGGCAGAAAGACAAGTTAGGAAAAAACCGCAAATAACAAAAATTGAGTTAAATGAAAAAGACTTACGTCAAATCAGTTTAAAAAATTCGCAAGGAGAGTATCTAGACAAGATTATTTCGAATGACATTACGTTTTGCTACGGCCCAGCTGGTACCAGTAAAACGTTTACTGCTTGCCTAGCCGCACTAAAGCTTTACATGGGCGGAAAAATTAAAAAGATTATTCTTTCAAAACCGATTCAAGAGTCCGGCGAGAAGCTTGGGTTTTTACCTGGCGAAATAAAGGATAAAATTGATCCATTTATGGAAAGTTATCGATCAAATTTGGTAAAATTACTAAATGATCCGAATAATGTGGGATGGCTTGAAGCCATGGGAGTTATTGAATTTAGACCTCTTGCCTATATGAGAGGAGCAACCTTCGATAATTGTTTAATGATATTGGATGAGGCACAAAATGCTGATTTCAAACAACTTATGCTTTTCATTACTCGAATGGGTAAAGATTCAAAAGTATTAATTTGTGGCGATGTTAGCCAATATGACATCGCAAAGAGTAAAGTAGCTTTACCGGAGTTTATTTCTCTATTAAATGGGATTAATGGATTGGCTATTCACCAATTTAGAGATGAGGATATTGTCCGAAATAAGATTTTAATACAGATCACGGATCGATACGAGAAATGGAAAGCAAATAATCCCAAACACTTTTAACTAAAATACTTGATGAGCGCGTACGACTTAATTAACAAGCAGCTAAATGACGAAATGCAGAGCCTTGCGGAGCTTATTAAATCTGGCAAATACACGGAAAGAGACAGAAATCGACTAGCTTCAATAATGTATCCCAAACTAAAATACTTCATTTGGAAGTTTTTTAATGACCCAGATGAGACGGATGAGGTTTTACATAATACGCTATTTAAAATCTTTAAGGGACTTGCTTCATACAGCGATAGTTATAGGTTCACTACGTGGATCTATACTATCGCTAAAAACGAAGCCCTACTCCACCAACATAAGTTAAAAGTTCAATACGCAACCAGCATTGACAATTTAGCAAAACCTCTAAATTTACCAGACGAGTCAGTAAGTACTTTCGAAAAAGAGATTTACATGGACTCTCTCTACACCATGACTACTTCTGAATTAAACGGGCTCCCTGACTGTATTGAAAAATTTATCCTAATTGACAAGGAATTACATCACATGCGAGGTAATGAAATTGCTGAGAAATATGCAATGAATCTAAATACAGTTAAAACCAAAATACGAAAAGCTCGTAAAATGTTAAAGGAAGCTGTTTTAACTAAAAATCCGGAAATGGTAGACCGATTAACTGAATACTTTTAACTATGAAACTATTAAACTTTATAAATCCAGTCATTGCCTTTAATTCGGCTAAGGACATTATCAAGGACCTTAATAATTATGTCTTTTATAGAAAGCAGATAAAGAAGATGGAAACTCAAAACTTTTTTAAGGATTTGAATGCCAGAACTGACTTATTGAGACGTGTCTATTATGTTCTTAATCTTGAACCTGAAACTCTGTTAGCGACTGGTGATCTAGCTGATCTTGAGAAAAGTCGAGTATTTGAGTCAGTTTCTAAAATACAGGGTCGATTCGCCGATCATAATTTAGTTGAAATAATTAATGTGTCCTCTACTCGAATTAAAACAGATGAGTATTACGCGTTCTTAATTCTAATTAAATACGATTCTAAATTCAAATTTTCAAATCTATTAAGAGTCCTAGGGTTTGCCCTAATCGCCTATTTCGGAATAACTTACATTGGCTATTTAGTTAATAACATCAGCCAAATACAAGA